ATGGACAGACGCTAACCCTGGGCTGACCCAGGTCATTGTCCTGGTAACCGCAGCCGTTGGCGCACTCCTGCTAGTCCTGGGGCCGTTGATGATGGTACTCCCTGGCATCGTTGCCATTGCCCCTGCCGTAGGTGCGGCGTTTGCCGTCATGATGGGGCCAGTGGGTCTTATCGTCCTGGCGATTGCAGCCTTGGTCGCAGGTGTTATCGGGCTGGCGGTAGCATGGAAGGAGAACCTGGGCGGCATACAGGAAAAGACTGAAGTCGTATTCGGGTTCATCAAGGACTTATACAAGAGCAAGCTGGGCTGGCTACTTCCTGGGGGAGCGTTAATCAAGGCGTTGATAATGCTCAAGGATAACTGGGGGGCTATCTGGGGAGGTATGAAGGATTTCGTTGCCACTACATGGAACGCCATCCGAGACACATTCAAAGCCGTCTTCGAATCTCTCCCCAGTATCCTGAAGGGCGTCATCAACACGGTTATCGGGCTCTTGAACTCCCTGATTCAATCGTGGAATGACCTGAGCTTCTCTATTCCCCCTGTCAAAGCGTTTGGGAAGACCATTTTCCCTGGTGTCACAGTATCGACCCCCAATGTCCCAACCATTCCCCTGCTGGATAGAGGCGGTATCGTCCAAGGCCCTGGGATTTTCGCGGTGGGCCCGGGTGTGCGCGAGGTCGTCCGGGCGCCGACGGCTGACCCACTAGGCATCAAGGCTGCTTACTTTGCATCAGGGAGGACGGTGCTTCCAGGTAACTATACTGGCCCTGGTCAAGACTCCAGTGGGCTTCCTGCTGGACTCATGGGTCAAGGGAATCTATCCATCGGGCTACAAGCACTGATGTCAGGGCAAGACCCAGCCGAAGCCGTGCGACAAGCAAGGATATCGCTGGACGGCAAGGACATATCGGACAGCACTGGAACCCATTGGGAATATGACGAAGATTTGTGGGCAGGTGGTTAAATGGCCTGGACGTTACAACTCCTCAACGATGACACAACGCTAGACCTAAATGACGGCTCTGCCTATTCTGGTCGTGCTGGGTTCCTGGCCCCGCCCCCTCCTGTAAGGGTCGCTCAAGGAGGGGCCAACCTGTTTAGGCATGGTTCAGACATCAGAGAGAGGGTATACGCCAACCGAACCGTGACCGCTGTCATACGCATCCACGGCACAAGCCAGGACAACCTGATTGCTAATATCCTGGCTGTGAATAACCTGCTAGAACGTGCTGCGGAGTATTCCACGAGCGGGTTGGGTTCTCAGGTTAAGCTGCGGCGTAAATGGGAGAACGCCACCAACCAAGTAGATTTTCATGTCATCTCAGGAACCCTTACCCTTGGGGACGAGTTTGGCCCCGTACATTCCCAGAATACGACGTTTGCCAGTGCTGTCCTCCAGTTGACCTGTAAGCCCTTTGCGTACGGCGCAGAGGAGACATTGAAGAACGATGTCAAAGATGCTGGCTTTGAAGTGGTTGAAACAACTTTAGCGGATTGGACTGCAAATCATACAGGGTCTGGAACCAGTGCAGCAAATGGAACCAAGAAGAAGGGCGGCAACATTAGCCTTAAATTGGTTATGACATCCTCGTCCTCTGGGCAGGTAATAGAGAGGAACCAAGTTCTTGCCGATGTAGATGCTGGAGAGGTTTGGAGTTTCCAATGCTGGGTACTTGTGGAGGCGTTGAATAATTGCAAGGTGGTGATGGAAGCCGACTATAATACTGGCACAGATGTAGAGGTCAGCACAACCACCGTCGGGACTGAATTTGTTAAGTTGACGATGGACAACAACACGGTTCCAGGGAGCGTGACTCAGGTCACGTTACGGCTACGCCTAGAGGCCACGGGTGCAGGGGCAACAGGTACTGTATATATAGATAATGTGTCGGCAATACAGGCAGCATCTTCAACCACGGCGTGGATTAGCGGCAAGGCTGTAGCAAACTCAGGGGCTGATAATGGGCAGGTGTCAACCAACTATGTGGATATCCTTGATGTACCTGGAGATGTACCAGCGGAATTACAGGTACGCATCCTTGAGCAAATGGCCCACTCTGAGGTCTGGACAGGTGCAAGGCACGGGGGCAGGGTGAATGATATCCTCTGGCTTGAGGGGGAGTCTGGCACGGGGGTTACCATTCGTGCCATAGCACACCTGACAGAAACCCCTGCAGCCAGCAATAGCGATGCAGCCTTTAGTGATGGGGCTGCGAGGTATTCACAGTTGGAAATCACTAGCTCTGGGATATCTGCAATCAATACAGCGGAGACATGGTTCAGGCATGACTTCACCATAGGGACGCCAGTGCCAAAGGGACAGTTTCGGGTGCTAATAGGGGCATGGGCGGAGAACGGGCAAGGGGGAACCACTCTTACCCTTAACGCCGACGATTTCCAGTTTGGCGTTGGCTATACCTATGGAGCCTTCAACCTGTTGAACGTGACCGACCCCGATACCACCAGCTTTGTAGGGCTACCATCGGAAAGCATGACGGAAAATACCACATCCAAGAGAACCATCCTTGACCTTGGCACCGTGACGATTCCTCCAGTGTCTACACCCGATAACCAGACAGAGGCATCTTTTGTGCTGTCCATCTTTGAGCATTTTGACAACGTGAGCGTCTCTGGAACCCATAACGGTCAAGAATGGAATTGGCACTTGGACTTTGTGATGCTGATGCCCGTCGACTTTGGGGCAACTTATGTCAGCAAAACAAGTGGCACGGATGTCGTGTTACTAGATAGTATGAGCGACACCAAGGGCGTCTATCTTCTGAACTCCTCCGATGTTGTGCAGTCTTTTCCTAGCAACCAGTTGGGGCGTAGCCCAGAGGCTCACCCAGACGGCACCCGTATTTATATAATGGGGCAGAGCACCACCTTTGACTATACCGTTGGGGCGAATTTCTCAGTGTCCGCAACCTACCGCCCACGGTTCCTCCATGTGATGGGGGCGTAAGATGCCACTCAAGCCCAGACTACAAATACGCCTGTTCGACAATAACCTTGCCTCACCAACGTTGATTGATGACCTAACCGACAGGGTGGCGAACCTCACGTTCTCCACTGCGCTTAATGGAGGGTTCAAGGTGTGCAGCTTTGCCCTGCCAACTACCATCGGTGAGGCTTGGTTGTGGCTTCACAGGGAAGGCAAGAGGGGATATCACTTCTCAAGGATAACCATCCACGAAGACCAGACATTGATATGGGAGGGGCGTGTGATGGAGGTGGAGCTACAGGTACAAGCAGGGGAGCAAAGCCTACGCATAACAGCGACGGGATATTGGGGTGCTTGTCGTGACCGGTTTTATACCGCCACGGGCAACACCAACTGGGCCTCTGGCTCCCATACGATTGATGACATCATCAAGGAAATGCTCACGGAGGAATGTCCAGACATCAACTCAGACCAGACCAATATCACGGCGACGAGCAGGGATGTGGTTGGGCTGGATTTAACAGTCAAGGAATACCCACAGACGAGAATCAACGAGTTGACCGCCCTGTCTGACAGCGATGGTTCCATGTGGTTTTTCGCTATATGGGACAGTCGTACCCCATACCTAACCAAGAGAGATGCCAGTGCAGTTGATTGGTATGTATGGATGGAGGACTTGGGGAACCTCAACTTGAGGCAGTCTGCGATGGAACTACGCAACGCCGTGTTGCCGTTTATCAGCACCACAGAAGGCACTAACCAGACCGATACTACGAGCCTTCTGCTATATCCAAGGCGTGAGGTCAAGTTCACGGTGCCAACTGGCACCAACGCCAATACACAGGCAGATGCTGCATCTGCCCAAGCAACGGATAGGGGATTTCCTAGACAGTCCCAGGCGTTCAATATCTCAGGACGCATCTACCGCACAACTGGAGAGAGCGGTGGAAGATTAGAGGAAGCGCAGAAGTGGCGAGTCAGGGCAGGGGATGTTGTGAGGATTCAAGACCTCGTGCCTGTTAGTGCCTCCACCCCATCCCTGGATGATGTTCGCACCTTTTTTGTGATGGAGACCAACTATACCGCTAGCAATGATACATTATCCCTACAGCCAGACCGAAGGAGTCGTAGGCTGACCAATATCTTGCCCAAATTAGGAGCGATAGAGAGGTGATATAATGTTGTCGATGTTGATGAGGTTTCTCCCAGCAGATAAACGGGCCATGATACAATTAGTGATGAGGATGGTTGCCAAGCTGGACACCCCAGCAGAGCGTCAGGCCGTTGCCGAGTATGGGATAGCCGCATTTAAGGATGGGTCTATCTCGATAACTGAGTGGGCGACCATAGGAGGGAAGATGGGCATATTGACTGGCCAAGGAAGAACGGGAATGGTGGATAAGGTAGACGTATGAGAGACGCTTTTGCAGGGTTCATCACCTCTATTGGGGATGCTATTAAAGACCTGACTTCACGAGTTAGGCCCAATATCCTTGTCGCCATGTCCATTGTCGGCATATTGGGCATCGGTATTGCGCGGATTGGCCTTGAGATGCAGAACGGCGAGTTAGTGTCAGCCGCTGGCGTGGGGAGCATCGTGGCGATTGCCAATCTGGCGGGGAAAATCCTTGAGCGGGAATAGATGGCTGAACAACCCGAAACGCCT